TGGTGAAACAGATACAGACCAGAGCAAAGGCTATTGCGGCGCGGCGGGCAAACAGCTTCTCTTCAGCTTCGAAGTTACGAAAGTTCATCAGGGGGCATTATCAGGCGATTAATTAAAGTGTGTGCAACAACGTAAAAACAATAGTTTGCATTTAAAAACATGCAGATAAGTTGACAACATTTGCCATCATTTGCCATCGTTTGCCATCTCAGCCGCCACTTTACCGCCACTACTAGCCAGCGGGTTTAGCTTTGCGGCCTCTTCTAAATGATCGGGTGCGAAGTGTGCATAGCGCATAGTCATCTTGATGTCGGTATGGCCGAGAACGCGCTGCAAAACCAAAAGGTTTCCCCCGTTCATCATAAAGTGACTTGCAAAGGTATGGCGTAAAACATGTGTCAATTGCCCTGCTGGTAACTCAATACCAGTTCTTTCAAGAGCGTAACGAAATGCACCGTAACAATCTGCAAATATTCGCCCTGTTTTGTGTTCGGGAATGACTTTATAAATTTCCTCTGTAATAGGAACGGTTCTGTTTTTTCGGCCTTTTGTCTTAGTGAAGGTTATTTTGTATTTCGTTATCTGACTTTTTCTTAAACCTTCTGCCTCGGACCAGCGCGCGCCTGTAGCCAGGCAAATTTTTACTAAAGCCTCTAAATCCTTGTATTCGCTTTTTCGGCATTCAAAGAGCAGCAGGCTGATTTGGTCATGAGTAAGCCAAGCCATTTCCGATTCTTCAGTACGAAAAGGCCGCACATGCTTAATCGGGTTATCGCCTTTCCATTCACCCAGCCGACTCAATTCGTTAAACACAGCGCGGAAATAGGCAAGCTCTAAATTGAGCGTGCGTGGTGAGACCTCGGTTACACGGCTAGTGCGAGCGAAATCACCTTTCAAACGTCGCTCACGATAGCGAGAAAACATCTGCGCATCGAAATCCTTAGCCAGCGGTTCCCCCATGCAATCATAAGCATGGATCATAGCTTTTTGTCGCTTTTCCCCATCTTTAAGTGTGATGCCGTGCGCCCCATACCAGGAATCAATCAAGTCCTTAAGCGTGCGGCGATCTTCTTTCTCATCATGCCAGGGCTGCTGAACCTTATGCTGCTCATAGGCGATTGCCTCACCTTTGGTGGCGAATTTGGTGCGAGTACGCTTGCCGTGGTGGTAAATCTCACAGAGCCAACCGCCAGAGGGCAATTTACGCACGGACATTAAGCAACCTCACTATAAATGCCAACAATGCGGCCCAAGTGTTTGATCTCATCTGTACCACACTCAAAAGGAACCTTGCCGCCAGCAACGTGAAGCCGTTTGCCGGGTAGTACGGTTAGTTCTCTTAAACTCACTGCCCCTTCAACATCTACAAGCCAGCAACCATCAGCCAGTGGTGCATCTTTTTCAACGATATAGCTTTTGCCTTCGTTTCTGACACACATCGCATTCTTCAGCGGTTTCCCAAAAAGCTCATGACCTATATTCATGATCCCAATTTCCGAAAGTCTGCCTTCACTTAATGTGAAAAGCTGGAGCCGGTTAGTTGAGCCTGCGCTTTCGTCACTTCTCTGCGGGCCTTCTCCAGTCAAGATCCATCTGATGTTTACACCAGTTTCAAGGGCGCAATGCGCTGCAAAGTCATAAGAGACATTACCCCGCGTATAGCGGTTTTGCAGCGTGCTGGCAGCAATATTGAAGTGATTAGCGAGCTGGATTTTCTGGCTAAAGCCATACACCTGACAAATCCGGTCTAAAACTTCCTCATTAGAAATCTGGCTTTCAAAGTCCATAAATGGCATTTCCGTGTTGACCAATGCCAAAATTGGCATTAGGATTCGTTTTGTTGGTGGCAATCGATGGCAAACGTTGGCAAACAAATGGCAATCGGTGTCATAAAATTTCAAATAAGGAATCATGCTATATGGCCTCTGAAATCGCAATAATCAAAGTACCTGCACCGATTGTTTCTACCGAACAGTTTGCAGAGTTAGAAGGCATATCACTTCGCACCGTCTACCGCTGGACTACTGGCGAAAACCCTCAGCTGCCCATTGAACCGCGCACCATCCGTAAAGGTTGTAAGAAGCCGAGCGGGCCAATCCGTATCTATTACGCTCGCTGGAAAGAGGAGCAGTTGCGTAAAGCGTTCGGGCATTCACGTTTTCAGCTCATTATTGGCGGCTAATTCACATTAAGTGAATAGGGAGATTCGCACATGTTTGATTTTAAGACTTCCACCCATAACCACTACGACGAGGCCTGCCGCAAGTTCGCACTTACGCACAACATGGCCGAGCTGGCGCAGCGTGCAGGCATGAAAGTGCAAACTTTGCGTAACAAGCTCAACCCGGATCAGGTGCATCAACTGACCGCTCCAGAAGTACTGTTACTTACCGACCTGACCGAAGACGCCACGCTGATGGATGGGATGTTGGCGCAGCTGCAGTGCCTACCATGCGTACCGGTTAATGAGCTGGCAAAAGAAAAGTTTCCGTCTTACGTGCTGAAGGCTACTGCTGAAGTCGGAAGCATGGCCGCCAGTGCTGCAAACCCGGAGCGGATAACGGCAGCGTGCCGCCGCAGCATTCTGGAAGCCGCAAATACCGGCATTCGCTGCATGATGCTGGCCGCGCTGACCGTGCAGACCCGCGTTCACTCTAACCCGGCCTTAGCCTCAACCGTTGACGTTATCAGCGGGCTGGGTGCTTCGATTGGTATTAGCTGAGGGCACACGATGATTTCATTTGCAGGACACCTCAAGCGCCAGAGTCCATCAATGTCCTACGGGAATGGCTGGATTATGGGAGAGAGCGGCAGGCGCTGGCATCCGGTATTAAGCCAGCAGGTACAGGCAAAAGAGCAAAGAGGTAAACCATGGCTATCGAGGGCGATTCAATGCTGGTTGAGCTTACTGCCGGTCAGAGGGTTACGGCGCTGAATCACGTTGCCTTAATTCGCGCGCAACTAATGGGCGGTAACTGCAAAAAAGATATGGCTCGTTTTTTCTCTGAAATGCGCGATGTGACAGACAGCAATTATCAGGAAAACAAGCGCGCACTGAGCGCGATTTTGTTCCTGGCTAACATCGGTAAAGACAGGCACGACGCTGATTTTAGTGAACTGACTACTGATGAACGAAAGGCGCTTATTTGTGCAATGAATCATTTAAAAGCAGTCGTGAGTTTATTTCCAAAGCGAATGACCCTTTCTAATTAATCAACCCGAAGCAAATAAATGGCGTAAATCCGCCGGGCATTCTTTTGCCTGAATTATGGAGAAAGCGAAATGATAAATAATAAGACACCTCAGTTTGATGTAGATATCGATACAGCGGCAGAAATTATAACTAAAGCGCGAGTTAATGATCGCAAACACCTGTCGCAGGCTGTTTCAGGGCGCCTGGTCGAGCTTGCGCTGCACATTCATCAGCAGGGGCTTTCTGGTGCCGAAGCCGCTGAGCTGATTCGCTGCGAGGCTGAGAATTACCGGAAAGAAGTACAGGAGCTGCACTAATGGCCGACTCAATGGACATGGCGCAGGCGCGCGCCGATGAGCTGCTGGCGCGCAACATCGCCAGTGTGGTTAACCGTCCGGTCAGTGTAGCAACTTCATTCTGTGAAGACTGCGACGCGCCAATCCCGGAGAAGCGTCGCCGGGCCATTCATGGCGTGACTCGCTGCGTTGAATGTCAGGAGCTGAAGGAAAATTCCAATGCTTTCAATTAATGAAACTCACGAAATTTCCGTCGCTAAAAACGGGGATTATGTTTTAAGCCGGATGGTCTGGCGAATGGCAGAAGGAAATCGTGTAAGGGTTTCCGAAGTGGTCGCTATTTATAAATCCGAAGCCCTGCTAACTCGCGATCTTATTAGTGATTGCATAGGCATTGCTGAACAGCAAAAAGAAATAACCGAGTTAGGTCAAATGTCGGGCATATATAGCCGGTTGATAATTGGCTGTAAGGAGATTTTTTCGGTTCTTTCTCCACTGCGTGAGCAAAGAATTGCCGAATATAAAAATCGTATGCGTCATGAAGAAAGGCGCGCAAAGGTATTAAATGGCGGTGCTGCATGAGCACAATTCTGAAGTGGGCGGGCAACAAGTCCCGCGTAATGCCGGAGCTGTTGACGCACCTGCCTGAAGGTGATCGTCTGGTTGAGCCCTTCGCCGGCTCCTGCGCAGTAATGATGAACACTGATTACCCGGCCTATCTGGTTGCGGATATAAACCCTGACCTTATTAACCTCTATCGCCAGATTAAAGAGCATACCCGGCCGTTTATCGTTATTGCGGCCAGCCTGTTTAATCAGAACGTGACCGGTGAGAGCTATTACGCCGTCCGTGAGGCGTTTAACCATAATCCGGCATTGCCTCTACTGGAGCGCGCAGCTTACTTCCTCTATCTGAATCGCAATGGCTATCGCGGTCTTTGCCGCTACAACAAGCGCGGCGAATTTAATATCCCGTTTGGTAACTACACAGAGCCATATTTTCCACTGACTGAGATAGAAGCATTCGCAGAAAAAGCCCAGCGTGCAACGTTCATCTGTACTGATTTCCGCGAAACGCTGCGCCTTACCAAAGCTGGCGATGTGGTGTACTGCGATCCGCCGTATGACGGGACTTTCTCGGATTATCACTCTGCAGGTTTCAATAAGGATGAGCATCACGATCTGGTCAGCATGTTGCTCGACGTCTCGGAGCGCTGCCCGGTTGTGGTTTCAAACAGCGACACCCTCTACACCCGCAGTATCCTGCGCGCTTTCGACATCACAGGTATTAGCGTAGCCCGCTCGGTTGGTGTTGCTGCAGGTAAAAGTAAGCGCGCAACAGAAATCATCGCCGTGCGCAATCCTGTTGCACGGTCTGCAGAACAGCTGGCGGCTCAATGATTCAGGAATACGCTTACCCGTGGAATGCTCCACGGGAAGCCATCGCCAGTCCGTACCCCACCTATGAGGAAATGCACAGCCGCAGTCAGATGATTGCGGCTTTAGCACGTGCACAGGAGCTACTCGAAAAGCAGCCGACGCTGATTCAGATAGATGTAAAGCGCCGTGTCAGTGAGCTGGAAAAAACACAGGGTATTGATCGTGCCAATGCGTACTTAACGAAAA